GCACTGTCGAGGAGTGCTGCCAAGCCGCACAGGATCAAATTAACAGTTTCCTTTGGTTTGATTCTGCGCCAGTCGTGGGGACTGCATTGGTAAGCAACGTTGCCACAGTAATGTTGGCCAACCCCGGTCTATTTACTACAGGCGAAAGCGTGACGATAGCCGGGGCTGGTTCGACATTTAACGGCACTTACACAATTACTGCCACGTTACCTTTTAGCACAGGCACTACAAATTTATTGCCTGCATTTAATATGCAGTTAAATTATTACCAGCAACCACGCGGCTATAGCTTTATTCAATATGCCAAGGTTGCAGCAGATGAAAATTTTAGGCGCGTAGTGCCATCAGGCGCAGCAGTAGGTGCAGATACAAAGACTGCTACCTACGTTAATACAGCAAGCGTTAGACAAGCTGCGATGATCTTGGCCGTAGATATATGGCAAGCGCGCCAGGTATCTCAGACAGGCGGCGTAGGACTTGATGGCTTTAGCCCTAGCCCTTACCGCATGGGTAACAGCATGATAGGCAAAATACGAGGCCTGCTAGCCCCGTATATGAGCCCGAATAGCATGGTGGGGTAAATGCCTACCGCTGCAATTACCACGCTGCGTAGCACCATCGCAACGGCTTTAACCAATAACGGCGTATGGTCGGTATTCGCATATCCACCTGCAACCATCCTGGCTAACAGCTGCGTAGTAATTCCGGCCGATCCATATCTCACACCCAGCAATAACAGTTACATAACTATTTCGCCTATGGCTAATTTTAAGATTCTGCTAACTGTGCCGATGTTTGATAACCAAGGCAACCTGCAGGGCATCGAGGATTTTATTGTTGCAGCCTATACAAAATTAGCTGCATCAAACCTTGTATTTAATATAACTAGCGTTAGCGCGCCTGGCGTATTAAATGCTGATAGCGGTGACTTGCTTACCGCCGAGTTCACCATATCCATACTATCGAGCTGGAGTTAAACCATGTCATACACAGATGAGGATATTGCCTTTCTAATTAAGATAGGGCAAATTTCCGAAGCACCAAAAGAAACAAAAACCAAAGCACCCGTAACCGAGAAAATCGAGGAATAAACAAATGGCCGTATATTTAAATAATACAGTCGTTGTAACTTTGAACTCAGTAGTACTTACTGACCATGTTACAAGCGCAACAATTAACCGTACCTTCGATGAACTCGAAGTCACAGCCATGTCTGATACCAGTCACAAATTTGTAAAGGGTTTGGAAGCTTCTACAATTACGCTGGACTTCCTATCGGATACAGCTGCTGCAAACGTAAACGCAACCCTTCAGGCTGCATGGGGTACAACAGTACCTATTACGCTAAAGCAGACAAGCGCAGTGGTATCAGCTACTAATCCGCTATACAGCACCACAATCCTAGTTAATAACACTACAGATATTAACGGCGCAGTAGCAGACATCGCTACACAATCAATTACATTTACTTGTAATTCACCAATCGTAATTACAACCGCACCATAACAAAAAGAATAGGGGCTAACAAATGGCTAAGTTAAAGATCACAAAGGCTGATGGATCGTTATCTGAACACCAGATAACACCATCGATTGAATACGCGTTCGAGTTATATGCTAAAAAAGGTTTTCATAAAGCCTTTAGAGATGACGAGAAGCAGTCAGATGTTTACTGGTTGGCGTGGGAGTGTTTAAGAGCTGCAGGCGAAACCGTGCCAATGTTCGGTGCAGAATTTCTTAAGACTCTTAAAAAGGTAGAAGTTTTAGATGATGACCCGGAAGCGTAGGGCGTGACTCGTTTACTTACTTGATCGCACGGATCAGTTTGGAAACGGGTATCGCGCCTAACGATTTACTAGCACTAGATAGCAGGATGTTTAAGACTTTATTGCAGGCGATGAAAGACCGAAACAAGGAGATGCGAGATGCCAGTAGCGGTAAAAGGCGGCATTGAACTTCGTAAAGCCTTAAAAAAGTTTGCACCTGATCTAGCTAAAGAAACACAAAAAGAAATGGCTGGGTTATTAAAACCGATCACCATTAAAGCTAAAGGTTTTATACCGCGCCAAGCACCGTTATCAGGCTGGGGAAAACCACCTATAACTGGCACGTTTCCAGAATACAATGGTGGAAGTGCTAAAGGCGGAGTAGGTTACAAAACCACACCTAGCAAAGCTAATAGTCAAGGGTTTCGCAGCTTGGCGCGTATTCAAAATGCATCAGCATCAGGTGCGTTATATGAAACTGCAGGCCGTACACATCCTAATGGGCGTGAACAGTTGAAAAAGAAAACTGTATCTGGAACTATCAAAAGACGGGATTCTACTGAAACCTGGTCTTACGAAACCAGCACAGACAAAACTAAGTATGGTCGAAGTAATAACCCTGGCGCTGGCAATATGTTTATTCAAGCTATTAACCAGTACAGCGTAATTAAAGATGCCGGGTTACAAACAGGTGCAGGCCGTAGATCTCGTAAAATGAAAGGCCGCGCAATCTTTCGTGCATGGGCTGAGGATGGTGGCAAGACTAAGGCAGCCGTTATCAAGGCTATCGAAGCATCTAGAGATAAATTCAATGCGGCTGTGGGGTATAGATAGTGGCTAATCCATCCGTAGTAATTGATATTGCCGCAGAATACACAGGCAAGAAAGCGTTTGATAAGGCTGGTAAAAGCACTAGCAAACTAGAAGGCACAGTCGCAAGTTTAGCTAAGAAAATGGCAGTAGCGTTTTCAGCTACGGCTGTATTAAAATTTACTAAAGATGCGGTTAAGGCGTTTGCAGAGGATGAAAAGTCTGCTGCAATCTTAGCTAACACAATGAAAAACTTAGGGTTGCAATTTCAAAACCCAGCAGTAGAAACTTTTATTGCAAAATTATCTGCAGCAACCGGCGAGGTTGATGATAATTTAAGGCCAGCCATGCAGAAACTATTGCAAGTAACTGGCTCAGTATCTCAGTCACAAGAATTATTAACACTTGCCTTAGATGTAGCAGCGGGATCAGGCGTTGAACTTAATACGGTTGTATCAGATTTAGCAGCTGCTCAGGCAGGAAACACCAAGGGGCTAAAAAAGTATGCACTTGGCCTTACTGCTGCAGAATTAAAAACTATAAAGTTTGAGGATGTAACAGATAAACTTGGCAAGACCTTTGCGGGATCTGCAGCTAAGGGTGCTGAAACCTTTAGCGGTCAAATGAAAATCCTTAGTACTGCCGCAGGTGAGGCTCAAGAAACTATAGGCAAAGGTTTAGTCGATGCTTTTAAGATCCTTGCTGGTACTAAAACTGGTATTGAACCAATCACAAAGGCTATGGCTGATCTATCGCAAGAAGTTAGCGATACTATTGTTGGCCTTGCATTATTTATTAAAAAGATTAAAGAAATACCTATAGCTGGTAAAGGCTTTAGTCTTATATTCGAAAACTATATAGGTATATTAAAAAGATTAAGACCAGAATTAGGGCTTTTAATTGACGCACAACAAGCACTTTCAGATATGGCCAAGCGACAGACTGCACCCTTCCAACTAGGCATGAGTGTTACGGGCGCGACTGATTTTTATGATAGCCACGCTAGAGCTATAGCTAAAGCTGAGGCAGATGCTTTGGCTAAAAAACTTGCAGCAGACAAAAAAGCCGCAGCCGCTAAAATTAAAACTGACAAAGCGGCAGCAGCTAATGCAGCCAAACTTGCTAAGGCTGCTGCTGTATTAGACCTACAAAAAATCCAGATAGCCGCTGCGTTAAAGGGCAAGATAAGCGAAGAAGAAAAGACTCGCTTACTACTTATGCAGGCTATTGAGGAAGGCAACGCAGATAAAGCTGAGGCACTAGCCAAAAAGCTTGAGGAGATACAAGAAAAAAATGCCAAGATTGCTGCTGATCTTTTAGCAATCGGTGAGGCTAAAGATCCCTTTTCTACATGGGCAGGCAGTTTATCTCTAGCGATTGCAGCACTTGCTAAACTAGGCCTAGGCATGTCTGCAATTACTTCAAGCATGATCCCTGGCGTCACTTATAACCCTAGCCAAAACCCCGATCGTAACTATGACGATAAAGTAGCCGCCGCCGAAAAAGCAGCAGCCGATAAAGCCGCAGCTGACAAAATTGCTGCCGATGCCGCCGCTGTTCTTGCTGCCGCTGGTGATAAGGCCGCCGCCGATGCTGCCGCTGCCGCTGCTGCCGCTGCCCTAGCAATTCTTGGCATACCTGGTACTACTTTCAATCCAGGGCAAAACCCAGATCGTAATTATGATGACAAAGCAGCTGCGGAAACAGCTGCCGCTGCAGCCTTAGCTGCAAGCGCCACTAATACAAGCCAATCGCCGATAAACCCTAATGGTACTTTTGGGTTTTCTTTACCAAGTTACTTACAAAATTCTATGCCACAATCCTCGTCTATCAATATAGTTATTGAAGGTAACGTATTAGATGGTGATGATTTTACTAACAAAGTAAACGATGCGCTACTAAATGCTAATAGGCAGGGTTTGCCACGCATAGCTGCCGGATCTTTATTGGAACTTCCCTAATGACAGTCCCAGTTATTAACGCGGTTATTAACTTCTCTACTGGCCCTAGTTTCGCACAGGCCTTTATTATTGGAGAAGGCATACTAGGTACTAATATCCTTGCCGATGCAGCTGCAGTTATCGTGGATGTTAGCGATGTAGTAGATAGCGTAAGCATTAAGCGCGGCCGTAATGCTCAGGCAGATGAATTCCAGACAGGTACGCTAACCCTGCGTATCGTGG